CTTCTAGTTGTGGAACATCAGAATCTACCACAAACCCATCCATCCCTTCCTCATCCGGTGTAGTCCACTCGCCGTCGCTCCATTTATCAGCACGCACACCTGATGGGGTAGTTACACTAGCAATCTTAGTAGAATCAGTTGTTGTTATTTTGTCTTTCGTCTGCGTGGGGGTTGGTTTAAGTCTTGCTAGATCGATATTATCTCGTTGAGCAGCTTTGTCTAATAGTTGCTGTGTATTAACATCTGCTAGAGGAGACGGCTTAGTGCTGCCTGGAGTGTATCTTACCCATTTATCTTGGGCATCTAAAGTAAACATATTACTTTTGCCAAATTGGTAAACCAGTGGAGAGCTACTTTGCAATTTAATTTGAGCAAGTAGCGGTTCTTGTTGAGCAGACGTGGTTTGTTGTTGTGTTTGTTGGCCAGTTGCTGCTTTCTGATAATCTGCTGGGCCTTTTCTAGTAGACATAAAATTTAATTGTTTTTGTAGTTCTTTAGGAGCAGGTACTGCCTTGCCTGTTGCTGGATTTACTAGTCCCCATTGGCCGCCTAGCCATTGGTATTCGTTACCTTTGTAAAGTACATTGCCAGGTTTACTAGCACCTTTTTGACCTTTCTTTGCGGCATTTGCCTGTCTAAATGATTTAGATAGGTCATCAACTGCACCAGGTGCTACAACATCGGCTATCCCTTGTGCCATTCCTTTACCTATTGCACCTACGTTTTTCCAAAAGCCCTCAACAACTATGTCTTTAATCTTCATCTTTTAATTTCCTAATGCCTCGAGTAAATTTATTAGGGTCTTGACCTTTGATAGCGTTGAGAAGGCGACGCTCTAATTCGCCTGCTGTTTCAGCTTCGTAGTTTTCACGAATATACTTGATTAGATTAATAGCCCCATTGATAATGTTGTTGGCGCGACTTTCGAGAAGGTTATCCTTGTCTTTATGGGTGAGTAACTCGTCTAATTCGGTGAGTATGCTGCGGGTGCGTTTCTGCAAGGTCTTGCTCCAATTTAATATATTTATCCAATCCCACAGTTGTCATAGCAGACAACTAATCGACCGTTTTCATAAGAGTCTATAGACCATGACTGCTCAACTTTGTCAAACCATGTGACACATTGTTCCAATGAATATTCTAATGCATTGTTATTTTTAACCAATGGTGCTATTTGTGCATTTATTGCTTGTAAATATTCTCCGTGACCGTATGTCTTAGGATTGAATCCAGTAAAACAACAAGGATACACTTCACCAAGTGAATTAATGTATATTGATTTATTTTTTTTAGTCAAACATGTTAAATTAGTACATTGACTAGGAGTAATATCTTCCAACAATACTAAATCGTTTTTCTTTTTATTGAATAAAATGTTAAATTCTGTTTGGCCAGCGTAATTTCCTATAACATGTACTAACTCGCCGTGCTTGTCATATACAGGTCCAGAATTTCTACCTTGATCTACTAATTCAAATTTAATAAATCCCAGTTCGTTTGACAATCGTTCACATTCTTCAATTTGATGTTTATTGTGCTCAAATTTAATCATTTTCCACACAGCAGACCCGCCTGCGTTAATAAAGATCTTTGCGTTATTAATTATATTAGACCAATTGGTATTTTGTCTATACAAATGATGTGTATCATTGAGTCCGTCTAAACAAAATTGAATTGTTACCTTACCTGCTAACTGCTGCCAAAATTCTTTATCTCTTGCACTACCATTGGTGCTCATTTCTAATTTTAAATTTGGATTATGTGAATAAAAATATTCAATAATCTCTGGTGTTTCTGGATTCATAACAGCATCGCCAAAATTGCCATTTATCCAAATACGAGTAAGTTGTTTTAAAAATGTCGGTGTAAAAATATGTTTGCACTGTACCAATGTAAGATTAGTTTCAGTATACCCGTCATTATATGGGTATCCTCTAAAATTTCTAGGACATAGCGGACACCTGGCATTACACAATGATGAGATTTCTAAATGAACATCTTGAATTTCTTTATATGCTATCATTCAACTTTCTTCAAGCCGGCAAGCATATTTTTGAGTTTACTGCTATCTACACTAGCATTGATTTTAGGACTATCTACAGCGTCTTTATTTACTGTACTACCAGCTTTGATCTGTCCTAAGATATTATTTGCTGTTGATTTAAATTCCCCGTCATCGCTTACGCCACTGTCGGTAATACGCATTGTGTCAATATCGTAATCCAAATCAATCTTTTGACCTACCCCAGTTGAACTACGTGACTTCATACATTGAATTTGATAGCGACCGCGCTCTTTCATAGCACGACTTGTAAAGATACCAAACACGTTATCTGCTGTGTTGATCTTACTTAGACCACCTGCAATATGGCTATGGTCAAATTCGATTTCTTCTACTGCTCCACGGTTTAACTGTGACGCTGTTACAAATAATACATTAAGTTCTTTGGCTAGATTACGCAATTCTTCTGATACATACTTGTCTTTGACAAACAAATCATTTGGGCTAACTTTGGCACTCACTGGCATAACCAAGTCCAAATAGTCTACCATGACAAAGTCTACTTTCTTACCTGTTTGAATTTGATATTCTTTTAGGTATGCTCTAATATCGTTAACGTTTGACTGTGCCGGAAAACCTTTGATCTGATAGTTGCCTGCTTTCTTACTTACTAAGCGCACTTTCATTGTAGTTGTGTCAATATCTTTACGGATATCTTTTGTGCCCATACCTGTAAGCATAGCATCTGTACGCAAGGCACAAAGTTCCTCACTTAACTCTAAACTTACATACACACCACTAAGCCCAGCTTGCAGCCAACTAAGTGCAATGTTCATCATAACAAGCGATTTACCTGAGCCAGATCCACCAGCAAAGATGTTAAGTTCGCCGCGACTAAATCCACCATATAATAGTTTATCAAGTTGTTGCCAACCTGTACTTACCTGCCCGCCGCTGTTATAATACTTTTCGATACGTGCTTTAGGATCACTAAAATAATCAGTACCCATGTCTTTAGTAAGACTAATTTGTACAGCATCTTTGATTAATTTTTCTACAGGATTATAGTCACCTTTCTCAAGCATGTCTGCGGCTTTAAGAATAGCACGTTCAAGTTCTTGACGTTTAGTAAAACCCTCAAACTCGCCCATAAACCATTCATAGTGGCTTTCTGTTAAATCTGGTACATGTTTAAGTGTTGTGCCCGTAACTGCTTGAACCTGCTCAATAGTAGGCATAGCACGATGTTTATCTGTATGCTCTTTGATGAAACGTGCCACATCACGTAGGCTACGGTCAAAGTTTTCTGGATTGTAAATGTTCTGCACACGCACATAACTCTGTGCATCCTGCAACATCATTTCGATAAAAAGTTTTTGTAAATCTGGTGAATAGTCTTTGCTCATATTTTTCCGCAATTAAAAGTACAAAAATCTGGCTTGTTAATTTCTATATTATTATAATATTGATCTAGTGTAGATTTAGTAGCTAGCATCTGAGATATTGTAGTTTTACTTATATCGTATGTTTCTCTATTCTTATAAAATTCATTTTTATAATAAAATCTATAATCTCCGGCCCAGCAACATGGCATGTAAATACCGTCAGCTGAGATGAAGTGCATATTATTAGTACTCTTACATACTGGATTAATTTTATCTGGTATTTTATGCTGTTTCCATAAAATAATAGTAGAATCTCTACCCCCTACATGACTGCTATTATATAACAATCCGTCTTTGGCATTTTCTATTTTAGCATACTTTATGGGCTTAAGCCAATCATTATCTTCCCATCGGTCACTATTATTTAGAACAAAATCATCCATTCCTAACTTTTGACTAATAATTCTAGCTTCATCAACGGTATCTTCATTGTAGCTGAATACAATATATTTCCAGACAACCTGTGCCCGACTACTAACCATAACTTCTATGCCTGTTTGGATACTAGTCCAGTCGGCATTGATTCGATATGTAGTAAAATTGCCAGGAGTTCCGTCGATTGAAAAATTAACAATGTCATTTTGGTCTAATAGTTTAGCCAGTTCTTGCCACCATACTTTTGATTTATAACTACCATTCGTATGTATAGATATTTTACACTTTTTATTTTTAAAGTACGCAATAAGCTCAAACAAATTTGGATAATATATAGGATCTCCATAGTTGCCATTTAATCCTATCGACATTCCAGTTAGGTCAATATCTAAAAACTGTTTTAGATGATCTAGGTTAAGATTTTGATTGTCCCAATTTTTAGGCTTAAACTGTTCAACAAAATTTGTACGTGGACATCTCGGACATTTAAGAGTACACATATTTGTGGGTTCGATATGAAAACCTTTTATTTTATCAAGCATGCAGTCTTTTTCTCATCAATTCAATTTTTAATCTGCTGGTTTCTTTACTATCTAAGATGCTCTTAAGCACAAATAGCTTACCATATTTAACTACAGCTTCGTTAATGTCTTTGCAGGTTTCTTGCCACACAGGAAAACTAGCACTCCAGCCGTACTCCATTGCATTTTGTAATAATTTAGCACCTGCCTTGTCTCTGTCTGCTACTACGATAACTTCTTTGCCTAGGCTTTCAATAATTTCAGCCTGCGTTTCACTACACTCATTGCTCATGATAGCAACACCATCTACTGACATCGCATCAAAAGGTCCTTCACATACAATAACAAACTTACTATCACGTTGTTGATTGTTAGTATTAAACACAAAGTTAGGCTCATAGTGACTGTAATACTTGGGTTTAACTCCGTCTACAAATGCACGACTAGTGTAGCCAATTGTCTTGCCTTCCCAGATCATAGGAATGATTACACGTTGATGTAGACTGTGCTCTGTTGAGTCGGTCCAAAGAAAATCATACTTACTAGTGTCAATTTTACGTTCTTTAACATAGTCAACTGCTGAATTTAGTAATGGTGGTATATTTTGTAAATCAGCCAAGATATAGTGTGTAAGTAGTGCTTGAAAACTAATAGCACCTTCGGGTAGTTCACGATGTTTAAACTCAATCTTTTCTTCTTCAGCTTTGACAGCTTCCGGTGCTACCAATTCTCGGATACGGATAGCTTCAATTACTAGACGTTTGATGTCGTTTTCATCTGCGCCAAGCCAGCGTAGGAGTTTACGAAATTTAAATGTTAAATGGCGACCTGGTTGATAGCTGGCTTTAAAGTTGCAGTTGAAGCAATGGAAACTTACGCTACCATCTGCGTTAGCAGTCAAGCCACCACGACCTCGTGTGTCAGCACTTTCTCCGTTATGTACACAGCATGGGGCATTAAAGCTAGTCCAACCACTAGGGGTTGTTTTACGCTTTGCAGGTAAGATACTTTTAATGAAATCAGAGATGATATTCAGCATACTAGTATTTTAGCATACTAACTAAAAAAATGCAAGAGTTTTGATTAGAATGAGGTTGTTACAGAACTACGAACCCAAGTATTAGCTGCTGTACAAACATACATGAAGCTACCGCTAACAATTACCTGTCCTTTGATGCCCGCCGCTGAACTGCTAGCTGGTGCAGATTGAGTTACTAAGTTTAATCCAGTGAATCCAAGAATATCAGTAACAGTTAATGTAACATTACCAGTACGACCGGCTACACTAGTTACACTATTTGATAGTGCATTTACATTGTTTGTAACAATTTGGAAGTTATTATTAATTGTGCTAAAAGCACTGCGTAACGGATCACCATTACCTGAACTAGGGCCTGTACCAATGTTAACGTTAGATAAAATCATATTTGTTCTCTGTTATTGTGTATTTATTAGTTTTACTGTATTATAATCCGTACCTTCCACGTAAGGCGTTAAAGTTTTGCGTGATCTCACCAGCTGACAAGGCACGATCGTAGATCATTGCTGTGGCTATGTTTCCAGTGAAAAATCTACCACCAAGATCATCTTGACCAATTTTTATATCGTCTAGGGTAGTGCTGGTATGAGACACAGTATTAGTGGCAGAGGTGATTCCACTGGATTGACACAGATATGCTGTTGCTGAGGTGCTGGTAACGGAAACTACAATCATGCACCATGTCAAATCTGGTATGGTCAATCCACTATCCCAGGTATAGGTATTAACAGCATTGTTCCAAGTATATGAAATTTTATTAGTTATACCAAAAAACGATATTCCAGTGGCAGTTGCACTTCTAGAATATATGATACCGTCAAAATCGTCCTGGGATCCGTTTCGTCTTATCCAGATTACAAATGTCGCTGCTGTGGCTGTGATAGATCCCGAACATTGGACGAAATCATTAGCGCCGTCAAACACAATAGACCCGCCATCTGCACTAGTATAAGTTGGGCCATTGGTTAATGTTCCATTGCGGCTATTACCACTCAAATCAGTCCAAGCGGTTCCTGAACCTGGATAACTAGAAGCATTACCTGCATCTAAAAACATTGAAAGATTGGTAGTTACTATACCAGGAAGATCGACTACATAAGTGCCTGTGAGTGTTACACCTGATATCAACATTTTTATATCCTCACTATGCTGATATAACCAGCAGTGTTATTATAGAAGCCAAGATTAGTGATGCTTGCATCGTTAAATGTACCGCTTAAATCAAATTGTCCATCGCTGGTTGCTACGCTGGTAGCATTACTGTCAATATAACTACCACCACCGCCACCTGAGTCGATAGTTGTGCCACCACCACCATAAGCGCCGCCACCTCCCGAATATCCACCACCGCCACCACCAGTGATTGGTCCAGAGCCACCCCCACCGCCGAAGCCACCTAAGTTTGTTGCCGGTGGTGGATAACTTGTAGAGAACATACCACCTTTGGCATTGGCCGCAAAAGCAGTCCCACCCCCACCATTGTTGCCACCGGGTGCTACTCTGGTATTAGCTGACCAAACAGAACCAGTCCAGGTTATGCCGTTGCCTGACCACCCTGCGCCTGCGCCGCCGTCAAAGCCGTTAAGACTAGTTACTCCACTGACATTAACATGGGTATTTCCGCCTAGTCCATTTACACCACCAGGAGCACCAAAGCGTAAAGTAGTTGTACGAGCACCTAAATTACCCGCACTGTTGCCACCACGACGAGTAGTTACACCATATCCTCCAGGTAAGATTGTTGTGTTACTTGTCCAAGCACCCGGAGCACCACCACCACCGCCTATGATTAGCGGTGTTAGGTTAGCAAATCCATCGCTGGCAATATTACCTAAGGCTACGTAACTACCGCCACCGCCCGCTGGACTACTATAGGTGCTGACCTGTGTGGTATTAGCACTAGGTTGTCCTACTACTAATGTGATACGCTGACCTTTTTGTAGATTAAATACTCCTTGGACTACAGCACCGCGGCCATGTGCATTACCGTATTGTGTGTTACCACTAAATGAAGCGATTAAACCACTGCGACTACCAGCGGCTGTGATCTGATAACTAGCAGTAGCAGGCACAGTCCAGATTTGGAATCCCCGCCACGGGTCGGGCACAGTGAGGTATTCTGTGTTAGTTATCCAAGTGTTACCTACGTTGCTATAGGTATTGTAGATGTTACCTAAAGTTGGGCCCAATGGTCCTACGATGTTTGATGTAAAAGTAAAAAAGCCAAAGGGATATAGATCCTGTGCATCGTATATAGTTGTACCGCTGATAGTTGTGCCTTGGATTATCATGATATTTGAACGCCATCGGTGATTAACATTTTATATTAATCTTTCTACAGTAAGAACATTATCGCTATAACCTGATCCTGTCATGGCTGTAATCCTATAGGCATTAGTGCCAGGCAATGACACTAATACATTATACATATCACCTGCTACTCCACTGGGGTTGCCAATACTGGTCCAGCCAAATGACAAGTTAGCCAATGTTGTAGATGAACTTCCGCCCGTGGTCGAGCCACCTGTGCCATCTTGGAATGTGTAGGTGTAAAGTATAGAAACATTACCGTTTAAAGCTGCCAACTGTAGTTGATTGGCACTGGGTCCACCGGTATTTAACCACTGTGCTGTGATGCTGTCTATGCTTACTGCGGTATTCTGTGCTACAAACCCGCCAGTCTTGACTGGGACGTTACTCTTAGTGCCGATGATAGTCAAGTTGCCGCCAACGGTGACGTTACCAGTATATGCAGCTGTGGTGCCTAAGGCATTACCAACGAAGTAACCTGAACTTGATGTTGTTATGTTACCTGGGAATGAGACATTACCGTAGATATCAAATGTTGTTGTGTAGACATTGGCGATAATACGTGTGTTAGCTTCAGTGCCTACTAGGTTACCAACTGTGGCATTACCTGAGACTGACAATGTTGCCAATGTGCCAATTTGAGTAATACCTGTCGTGCCTGTGTAAGTGGGTAGGAAGGCGGCTACGTTGGCATTGCCATAATTACCACCGCCACCAAATGCCGCAGTAGTTTGTTGCGTTCCGTCTGAGAATGTTAATATACCACTTGTGCCCAAACGAACATTGGCGACGTTACCAGTATATGTTGGTAGGTATGTGGCTACTTGAACATTACTATACGAACTTGCTATACCTGTTAGTAACGCACCGTTTCCTAAGAAGTATTGTGCTGTGACATTACCACTAACAAATACATTACTTGCACCCACTACACCTGAGTATGTTGGTAGGTACGTAGCCACTTGGACGTTGCTATAACTACTACCAGCGACTATACCAGTTAAGAACGCACCATTACCAACGAAGTAACCTGCTGTTTGTATATTGCCAGCTGTGAATAGTCGAGGTACTGTTACATTACCTTGATTGTCAAATACTGATGTATATGCACCTGCTTGTAAGGTCACGTTAGAACTTGTACCTGTTACGTTACCTGTGATACTAATGTTACCTACTAGATATGCGGCTGTGATATTGCCTGTGGTATTAATTGTTGCAGTGCTTAGGTAAGCGGCTACATTGACGTTACTGTAATTCTTAAAGCCCATAGTTTCAGTATAGGCTTGAACGTTGACATTTGAATAATTAGTTCCACTACCACCCAACCCGGTTAGAATGCTAACACCATTGGCATAGTTAATTGCGGCAACGTTGCCTGGTAGTGTCAGATTACCATCGGTGCTAAATGCCCAAGTGTTATTGCCAGATACGATTTCAACATTAGAAATCTGATTATCAATCCTGATAGGCTGACCATTGCCGGCACTATCGTTGCTGGGTATGGTGATGCTGGTGCCAGCATCACTGCGATTGCCATATAAGGCCCAACTATCGTTGTTGGAGTTGAACAAGGAGCCGCCTTGCCCTATCAATAGGTTACCCACGGTGATATAACCGCCTGATGTGGCAATGGTTTCGCCGGCAGTGGCTCCTGGTAATGTTAGAT